CAGCCGATGGAACAATCTATCGGGAAAGAACTTGCACACAATAACGTGTGCATGTAATGATAGTAAACTTGGTATAAGAAAAGTATTCTGGACGGCGGGGCAGTACCGCCCTCGTCCACCATAATTGCATAATTTAATTTTTGAAGTGCAATTATGATGGGCGAGAAATAGTTTCGACAGGGTAACAAGTACGATATTCGGCTATCCGTCAGAGTTGACGTAAACACTAAAATAAAGTAACTGCAAACGACAGTGAATATCGCCTAGCCGCTTGAGGCTAAGCTGAGGTTTTGCCGGATGTCCTTATTATCCAATCATCCGGCTATCAGAAAGGAAAACATGAAAAGTAAACCAATACTTTTAAGCATGGTATTTTCCACAGTCATCATATTTCTTTCGTTGGTGGATATAAATCTTTATAAACTACCATTCAAAGCGAGTTTCGAATCTCTAGATAAAGAGACACAAAAGCAAGTCACTTGCCTCGCAGATAACATGTATTTTGAAGCCGCACATGAGCCACTAGCTGGCAAGAAGGCCGTTGCTTTCGTTACAATTAATAGGCTTCAAACAGGGAATTATGCAAATGACATTTGTGGAGTGGTATATCAAAAAACCGGCGGCACTTGCCAGTTCTCATGGTATTGTGAAAAGAATATTACCGATAAACGGTTGACAATACGCAATACTTCATTGTATAATGAGATTCGTCAGTTAGCAGTTAACATGGTCATCAACTACGAACATTATAAAGATGTTACAGATGGTGCAACATATTATCACGCAGACTACGTTAATCCTCAATGGAAACTAGAAAAGGTAGATCAAATTGGAAGACACATCTTTTACAGAAGTAGAAAAGACGAAATTAATCGAAACAAAGGAATCTTATAATATGGCAAAAGAATTTACTACACTCATGGTTTGTATCACACTTGTGGCATGTTCATGTATTGCCGGAGTTACAATCTACAATATCAATGACCGTAATAACATGGCCAAGAATATTGAATCAGCCATTCAAAAAGGTATCGATCCAATCTCTGTGAAGTGTGCATACGAAACAAATGCAAATGCCGTGTGTATTGCATATTCGATGGGTAAGAAATAATGGCAACAAAAGAAGAACAAAGAGTCTTCTCCGCTATCATTGACGATATGGTGAAAACAAAGCGAATCGGTTACATGGAAGCTGTTCTACTTCATTGCGAAGAGACAGGTTTCGAAGTTGAACTAGCCGCTACTTTGCTGACAACACCAATCAAATCTAAGATCAATGATGAAGCACAAGCCGGTAATATGATTAAGAAAGTGAATAAGCTACCGATATGAACGAAGCTGGTGGTTATGATGCGTTTGCGTTGTTTCATGGATTAAAACTCCATTTTACAACAAATTATGATTATGTGAAATACCATGGTAAAATCTCCATCGGTAAAGATGCATTCATGCTACGAAAAGATAAGTTTCATTTCTACAAACTTTCTCGTAAATACAAGAAAGATGAATTGTTCGGTTTCTATATTGCCAATCTCCTGCACAATCCAAAATGTTGGGCAGGTGATTTAATGATGGAAGATGCCGAATCGGAGTACAAAGTTTGGCTCAAAACACAACAATCACTCTCATATCTCTTTGAACAGGACTTGTCTACCGCATTTGATTCGGTAAACAATCCAGAAGAACTGTTGAAAGTGGTTGACGGGCAGTACCCGTTGTTGTATAATTTATACTTACATGATAAAGTGAAAAAGGAAACAATACTCATTCTCAATGACTTTATGAATTTTATGCCTATGTGGAAAAAGAAAGTTGAAGATGATATATTGTTTCCAGACTTCACTCAAAGTTGTGAAAAGTACAAACCGTTCTTTTCATATGATGAACAAAAAATGAAAAAGATTCTAAAGGACAAAATATGTCAATTAGCATGATTTATGTTGATATGGATGGTGTGATTGCTGATTTCTCGAAGCGATACAAAGAGAAATTCAAAGTGACACCAGAAGAAACCCGAAACAATAAAGAGTTTGGTGGTTTCTTTAAAAAGTTTATTGATGATAAAGAATTTCAAACCCTCGATATGATGGGTGACACCTTTATACTATTGGGATTTCTGGATAAATTGCCAATTGAAAAACAAATTCTATCGTCAACTGCACGACCTGATAGCCATGATGCAATTGCACCACAAAAACAAAAGTGGCTCGACACTCGCCGAATTAACTACAAAGCAAACTTTGTTCCAGGTAAATCTCTGAAATACAAATTTGCTACACCTGATTCTATAATCATTGATGACACTAAATCTGTTATTGATGATTGGAATAAAGCCGGTGGTATTGGCATTCTTCACACGGATGCCATCTCTACCATCGCTATGCTGAAGATGTATATATGAAATCGCCTATATACTCCATACATTATGAAATATGTGGACAAATCAATATACATTTAATACAACGTTATACAAGGAAAATACTATGTCTTCATTCGCAAATCTAAAGCGCAACTCTGGCAATCTCGACAAACTGGCTAAAGCCATCGAACAGTTGAATTCTGCCGAAACTCCCTCAAAAGAAGATCATTTCTGGAAACCAGAAGTTGACAAAGCCGGTAACGGTTATGCTGTCATTCGTTTCCTGCCACAACCATCGGTTGACGGTGATGATGCACTCCCATGGGTGAAAGTTTTCAATCACGGCTTCCAGGGTCCTGGTGGTTGGTACATTGAAAACTCTTTGACCACACTCGGTCAAAAAGATCCAGTTTCTGAATACAACTCACAGTTGTGGAATTCTGGCATCGAAGCAAACAAAGAAGTCGCACGTAAACAAAAACGCCGCCTCTCTTATATCGCCAACGTTTATATTGTGGAAGATTCTAAGAACCCACAAAATGAAGGTAAAGTGTTCCTTTACAAGTTTGGTAAGAAAATCTTTGACAAGATCAACGAAGCAATGAACCCTCAGTTTGAGGATGAAAAAGCAGTTAACCCATTTGACCTATGGGAAGGCGCTAACTTCAAGTTGAAGATTCGTAAAGTTGAAGGTTATCAGAACTATGACAAGTCTGAATTTGAGTCACCATCCGCATTATTGAATGATGATGACAAACTTGAAGCAATCTGGAAGAAAGAGTATTCCCTCAAAGAGTTCCTTGCACCAGAAAACTTCAAGACATATGATGAATTGAAAGCCCGTTTGGACAAAGTTCTTGGTGTTGATGGTTCTGCACCTGCACCACGTACTACAGTCGAACAGGCTAAAGCAATGCCACGTAAACCTGCGCCAGCAGAAGATTCAGGTATTGCCGAAGATGATGATGACTTGGCTTACTTCAGCAAACTGGCTGAAGACTGATAAAAAGGACCGAAAGGTCCTTTTTTTATACCTGTGCTTTTGCTCTCTTTAAAACCAAATCGAGAATCGGTGTATCATCACGTGTTGTGGCAGTAGAAGTTACAGTTTGGTCTGGTACAGAGGTAGACGAACTATTGACTGATACAGAAGGTGCAGAAGAACCACCAGCAGTCAAGGTTGATTGCATATTCAAATCATTGTTCTCTTGTATCTTACCAACAACAGCAGAAGAAGCCGGCATTTCTGGAATAGGAGTAGTGGTTGGTGTTTGCAAATCCAATCTTCTAGGATCAGTAGCCGCTGACTCCACAGAACCACGGCCAGCGCCAGCAGTTGATGAATTTAATAAATTGAGTCTTTTGCCTGTTTCTGGATCATAATAGGGACCAAATTCTCTATCCCAGAACTGTTCTTTTGATTTTTTTGCCGAGCCATTTCCTGCATAAATGGCTCTTGGTGTAACAGAGGATGCCATCTCTTTCATCGCATCCCTTTTAATAGGTTGTGCAATAATATCTTTTTCGATTTCACGTAATTTATCTACACCTCCTGCGGCTAAAATTTCTGCGTTATCACCTCTGGCTAATATTTCAGTTGCACGTTTTGGTGCGTTTTCAATGATATCACGTAACGCTTTTTCACCACCAGGAAATTTATCAATAGCTTTTTGATTACCATTTAATAATATGTTTGCCGCTTCTGTCGGTCCTATTATTTTCATATCCGCAACATTTTCCCTGAAATAATCTTTTAATTTTTCTCCAAGCCACATTATAGCGGCACCACCAGCAATGGCGGCAAATAGACCGATAGTGAAAGGATTGAGTAAAAACCTACCTAAACTTAATAATTTTGTGGCGGCGTTACCTCCTAAAGTAGACATAAGTATTTTCAAATCACCTAACCACTCTAATGATTTTTTAAAACCATCAATTAATCCATTTACAACAGTAAGAACACCGCTTACGGCAGTGCTTATCATTGACTTAATAGTGTCCATAAGTCCAGAAAGAAAACCCTCACCTTCTTCTTTTTTTACTATTGTTGTTGTACCACCACTCAATGAAGTGTAATCTTTTAAAACCTTTAAAAATTGATCGTGTCTACGTTGTTCTTCAGATTGTTTTTCTTCTTCAAATGACATACTGATTTGTTTTCTTTTGAGATCATCTTCACGGTTCTTTTGCATGAATGATAACATCTTATTGAGAACTTCAATAGCAGAACCACCAAAACCTTCAGATGGTACTTGACCGACAGAAGGCATTTTTGTATAAGATGAAGATTTATTTTTATCACCAGCAAAATAATTAATGTCTGATTGTGAACGACCAGTAATTCTGCCGAGAATAGCAGGAGCAAGTTTACCACCACCTGTCATTGCACGTGCAATGTTCATTGGATCAAACTTCTCTTTGATACCAGTGCCTTTTGCTTTGAGTTTATCCGAGATTGCACCTTTGATGGATGAACCAACAGAACCGCCAGATGTGATTCTATCAGTTATCAATGATGAAAGAGATTTACCTCTGATGTTGCTTGCTATTCTGTAGTCCATTTTGTTATCTCATTGTTGGGTTAAGTTCTTCTTTGGGTGCGACTCTATGTATATTTGTTTTTGCTTTTGTTGTATTATTATTTTGAAAAATCACTGGAGAACCACCGGCGGAACCTTGTGACATATCTTTTCTCATGTCGGTATTTTCTTTAGATGTTGTATTAGCTTTCTCACCAACAAAATTTGCTTCAGAATGTGGAGTCAATCCACCCTTTTTTTCTAAACGACCTTGCAATGTTTTTTCAAATTCGATTGCCCTTAACTTATATAACTCTTGATTGTTACCAACAGCATAACCAGAATCAATCATTACCTGAGCAACAGTTTTATCTTCTCCTCTATTAATAGAGTTAAACACTGCGGCCGCACCACCGGCACCAATATAGTGTGCCATATACTCATAACCAGGAGTAATTGGAACTCCTAATCTTTTTAATGTGGCAACATCTTGCGCTCTTAAAGCATTTTGTAATTCGTCCTGTAGGGTCTCATTGAACAGTGAACTCATGGGTTTTTTAAGTTGTTGCACCAGACCAGGTACAAATTCACCTTTTTTGTTTTTTCTTCCAAATAATGTTGAGGGCATAAATTGATACTTGCCAACTGCACCTGCACCTGCACCATTTTGTGAACGATATTCACCGAAAGCCTTAACTTCACTTAAAGTCATTTCAGTTAATTTTTTACCTGAAAACTCTTCTGGTGTTTTTAGATTTAGTGGTTTACCTGTTTTTGGATCTTTGGCTCTGTTAACCATTTTACCTGTTTTTTTGTCTAATGAGTCACCGTAAGACACATCATAATTTCCACCAGATTCTGCACCACCAATTGCCGAATTCATGGTGGCCATACCAGCAACTCCAACACCAACTTTAGCCGCAGTTTTAGCGGCTTCTGTTGCGGCAGGTTTAACCATAGGTAGCTTTGGTGTTGTTATAGGTGGTGCAGGAGCCGCTGTAGGTGCCGGAGGTGCAGTTTCAACAGGCTTTACTGTTGGTGGTGCTTCCGTTTTCGGTTGTGTTTTTGGTGCCTCAGCTTTTGATGGAGGGGCTTCAGTCTTAGCAGGTGTTGCTTCAGTCTTAGGCTCAGTTTTAGCTGGCTTAGTTTCCTTTTTCGTTTCAGCTTTTTCCCGAGCAGGACGTTTCTTTGCTTCTTTAGCCATATGTTTCATGGCTTTGCGTCTGACTTTCGTAGCCTCGATAAACACATCCATAACCTCTTTGTGTCTATCTTCACGCATATTCTCATTCATTTCTTTGAATGAATCGAGTGTATCTTGTTCTTGCATATCATCAGTTCTAGACTTCTCCATGAACGATAGCATTTTTTCCAAAACTCTTGTTGCTTTTTGTGAACCACCAGATGACATACTGGGTGGAGTATAGTTATTAAAGTAACTAGATTCTCTTCTAGGTGTGTACTCTTTTTTACCCGAAAAGTATTTTATGTCGCTTTTATTGCGACCAAGGAGTCTTCCAAGAATTGCTGGTGCAATATTGCTTCCACCAGTTAGTACTTTTGCGATATTAAGTGGATCAAATTTTTCTTTCAAACCCATTGAACGGGCTTTTGATCTATCAGAAAGAGCAGAACGTGTGGAAGAAAAGGTGTCCTGACCAGAAGTCAGTTTGTCTGTCATTAAATCTGCGAAGCCTTTTTTTCTTATTTTGGCTGCCTGTGCATAATTCATGTTACCAGACTGTTCAAGTATTTTTCGCTGTAATGGCACCAATACAGACTCCGCATAGCCAGGTTGTGTGGCCAACTTCATCCGTTGTGCATCCAACTTCATTTGACTGAGTTGTTTACCAAGACTCTTTACTTGTTCCAGTTGACTCTTAGTTAAGTCGTCTCCACCATTAGCCAAGATAGATTCAATATCATTATTATCCAAATAATTTTGGAACGTATATGCATCCATCTTTTTCATCTAATTTTTCTCTCGTTCTGTTTCTGTTTTAGTTTCTGATTCTCTTCCTCAATATATTGTATCAACATTGAGACATATATGTCTCTTTCCCACGGTATCATATTCTCAAGTTCCGTTAGGGAATACTTATGATGTTGTATCAAAGAGAAATTAGTTTTATAGTAATTTCTCAGGTTATCATGCCCAAATATTAGCCGAAAAAACTTTCGAGCCCTTCAACATCAAGTTTGTGTTCAAAGCCACAGCGTGAACACTTCATTTCAATTTTCTTTTCAAGTTTTGGAAGATTCGCAAAGAAGTCTTCAATCTTAGCAAACTGCTGTTGATTTAGACCTTCAATAAATTCTACTAACTCTTCTGTTGTTGTTTCTTTTGCATAATAGAATTGTTCACCGTCAAAGATATACTCAACAGATTCTGCAATCATTTCAAATGCAATGTCTGAAACATCAGATAGTTTCGATAACTTGTTAATCACAGAGAACTCTGGATACTTCAATTTGATTGAGATTGTATCTGTGAGTTGAATAACATCATTGTTCTCTTTGACACCTTCAATTTTGATATCAAGTAGATTGAGTGATGTTTCCATGATATTACCACATGCAGAACCATCAACTTGATTGTCACAAC